TCTACTCTAAATGCATCATCGATTATAGCCAAAACAAAGCTCCTGTGGTATTATATTATATAGTAACTACTAATTACAAAACTGTAACACGTTTTGCTGTTACATTAACTGCTGTTGTTGATGATACCACCAAATTCAGAGTACCACCCACTGATAACGTAACATCAAATGTTAAACCAGCTACAGATGCACCCATTTTTAATACAGCATAACGAGTCATATCTACTGAGACGCCATTGTGGGTTGCAAAAATTTCCATCGCCATAACATTAGTAGAATCAGCAGCATTAACTGCACGTACCACCCATTTAGCTCCAACAGAAACTACTGCATCTAATGTCACAACCGTCGTTACGTTAGTCGAATTAGATTCTTTATTGTTAGTAGTAACAGCAGTATCTAACGCTTGTATGTTAGCATTGATCTTATTTGAAGATAATACATAGCCACCATTTGTAACATTAGCTCCTAATTCGGTATCTAATGCACCAATAGCTGTTTCCAATGATGTAGCATTAACAACGAAGTTTGTTGATGAATAAGTTGGAGTTTCCGATCCAGCACCTGTTTTACCAATAAACGTACGGACGTAACCGAGTTCTGTCAATTCTGATTGATTTGCAAGTACCCAAGAACCACCATTGAATGCATATTGTTTACCAGCAGCAGTACCTGAATCTACAAATACCATATCACCATTAGTAGCCAGATTCGTGTCCTGTACAAATACACCATTTGTCTTGTTGTAAATATAAACGTTTGGTGCACTTAACAAATCTGAAAACAATACACGACCACCATCGTTAATAGTTTGACCATCGATTGTAATAGTAGCACCTGCAGTCCCAACAGGGAGTGTCGTAATTCCTCCAGCATCTACAATAACTGGCTCTCTCCATGATATTTGGGAAGCAATATCAGCTTTTGATGCTAATTGAACCCATTTATCCGTGCCGACACCAGCTGTTATTTTGGTCCATAATGAACCATCGGTTGTGTTCATGTATTGTGAAGCTACTGGTGCTAGTGATGAATCACCTGCAGTGCCTGGTGCACCTGCACCTTCCAACAATTGAACGGTTTCATTTAATTCTAAACCACGGTATATACGAAAGAAATCTTGAGCCATTTTAATTCTCCTAAATTAATATATTAATATTTATGTCGTTGTTTGTATTCTTACTATATGAGCATGTAAGTTAATATCTTCGTTATTTTGAATCATTAGTTGTAACTGGTCACTACTAATGGTTACATCTATATTATGATTTATTTCATCGCCAATTGTAGCATACCGAGTAAATCTCGGATATGTCCCATTTTTATGATGTGCTAGAATTTCGTATGATGTTATTAATGCATTATCATCTGTTGATAACGTCACAATCCACTTTACTGCAATGTTGTACTGCCACAAAACAGAGTCTACTGATGATGAGGTTCCTATAGGAATAGTTATATTCGATGATGAGGTTCCAGGAATGCTTGACGTAGCCCCATGTGGTGTTGTTAAGATAAATGCCATTGATAAATATCCTGGTTACAATTCATTAGTTTATTTTATTTATACTTCTTATTTATAAAGATAAATAAACGAAAGAGTACTATTCGGAGACAGTTAGATGATCATTAACTCATATTTTTCAATCAGTGGTGTACCAGCGACGACATTAACACCTACTATAACAGTGTGGGAAGTTGCTTCTACCCCATCTATTATCTACACTTTGGTTGTTGATAATGATCCTGTATTAGGTAACAACAATGATGGGTTTTATTCGTACAACTTCACTGGATATGATAACGCTAAAAATTATTTAGTTAGAGTCGATGGTGGGTCTCAATTACCACCGAATGAACGGTATAGTATAGCTACCGTTGAGGCTGCTGCAGGTACAGGATCGTATACAGTACAAGATATTGTGGATGGTATATGGGACGAACCTACAATTAATCACCTATCATCAGGAACTATGGGTGCTTATCAAAACGAAACGCACGCAGATGTTCAACAACTACGTATAGACATGATTACTGCTACTAGTTTAATAGGGACATTACTCAAGTATGAGACGAATAGAACAAAAATAGACAAAAATGCAATGACTTTAACCATATACGATGATGATGGAATTACAGCACTCAAAGTATTCAATCTGAAAGATAGTTTAGGTAATCCATCGATCACCGAAGTGTGTGAACGAGTACCCACATAATGGATGTAATGGGTGGGTTAGTTACAAAAGGGCTTGGAGGTCCTGCGTGCTGTACACTAATTGTGGGTTTAGCACAACTCAAACTAGAGTGTAATACTACTCCGCTCCGTCAAACAATACAGTACGATGGTGGGTCTCGTCCATATGCACCTGGGGAAATAGCCAATTTGTACAAACCAGTAGCAAGTAATTTACAACCATTGAATAAAGGTGCCTTATCATTATGGAGACCATATAATCCTCCAGTACCATTAGATAAGATTACTGTGAAGGTCGTATTTAAAAAAGATAAGATTGATGTTATGGGTGAAGATTTATCAGAATTTGAACAGGTGGACAATGTGTATACTAGGGAATTTATGGTTCCTAGAAGTAGGACTAAAATTATAGCAACAGTCAATAATATGATGAATACATCTCACCAAACCATTAAGGTTACGGCTAATAATTTACGTAGTTTAGCTACGAAAATTAAAGTTAATATTACTAGATTTAGAAAAAAATAGCAATTATGTTTAACAGAGGGATTAAAAATGGATGACCATATAGTATCAATTAACCAACAAAAAGAAAATACTTTACAATTCGATGTGACTATAGATGGAACTGACGCTAGTGACGCTACAGTTCGATTGACTATAGATCTCAATGATGGATCTTTGTTATCGTTTGTATGCATTAGACTAGAGGGTGATAGATATGAGGCTAGAATTCCTGTATTGTCCCATATAGCTAGGACAGCATATCCTTGCTACATCGAAGTTATTACGAATGGATATTATTTTAAAGCAATGAAGGGTGTAGTTAATGTTACAGGAAGTGCTACAATAACAGCTCAACCAACAACGACTGTGTCTAAAACAAATGATACTAAATTAACCAACGTTGATGATAGTGACGAAGATGTTGATAAGGAAACAAAACAGGAAAGTCTCCGAAATATATTTAATACGGCAGCGACACAGCCATCATTAGGGGTACGAGGTATAAAGGATGCTGCAGATAAGGTAATATCAGAATCATCCAAAGCAAAAAAATCCGCATCTAGTAAAAAATCAACAAATGACCCAGTTAGCAATATTGAAAATTTGGCTGAAGATACATATATGAGTCAACAGGATATTAACGATGCCCGAGTGAAACAAGTGTTAGAGTCTGTTGGTATTCAAGTTAAAGCAAAGCGTAGTATACCAAAACTACGTATTAATCGATCAACAGATTGATAATATCAATCTGTCAAAACTTTCATATCTTTCAATACATCCGACAGTTTAATTAGATGTTTACACATCCCAATAGCATCTGTCGGATTCGCAGCTGGTCTAGTAGTTGTTTTACGGTGGTACGTAGGAGGGGCTGCCCCAAATAAACTTCCACTCTGATAATCCTGATCAGCAAATCTATAATAAAAATCCAAACACGTACATCTTACTTGAGCGTCGTTCAATACGGCTGATACTGAGTGTATATGATGTTCTTGATTGTCCACACCTTTAAATGATGTAACATCCGGTGAATCATTTGGTTCATATTGAACATCAGAAAACATCATATTCATTTGATAATTATGTCCGGAGCTATTAGCTCTAGCATTTATTTGTAAGGTATTGGATTGTTCATATGGAATAAATTGTATGGTATTAATTGTCACTGTACTTGTTACATTTTGACGTTTTTTGGTATTTGGGAATCCTCCGATAGTACTAGCCGTCAAATCATCAACAGAATCCTCGTAAATATCTTTCAATCTTCTAATAGTCATAAAATTATCCTATAAATGTTACTTTATTTATAGGATAATTTTATTATTACCCCAGAGTAATCGGATTGTTTGTTTCTATTTCATCAAACTCACCGTAAGATGGCATTTGTATTGACATAAACATCTGTTCTACAGTACCCCAAGGCACATGTTTATCCAGCCGATTTGTATGACGTACATACAACTCATCAATAGATATGGGAAATAATACAGCTACCACTTTATATCCTTTGTGTTTAGCAGCATCAATAAAAAAGTGGCGGCGCTTTGTGCTAATATTAGTATTATCTACAAATACATCAACCTTTTTAACCAACAACTCAAGAAAAGCCTTTTGTGAGTTTGTGTTAAATGTTGAATCTTCCGTCGATGCTAAAAATGCAGCTTGATAATATTCTTTAGGATCTTCAATACTATCATCACCATACCAACGCAATCGTAAGGTATCCCACGAATATACAGCACTAGATTCGGTTCGATATTTAGGATTATTCAAGAATGTTGATTTCCCACTACCTGATGCCCCTATTAAAATGAAACATGTAGGGGCATCATCTGATATATGTCGTGTTATTTGGAATTCTTCACACTTTTTATTAAAATCTGATGTCCAATCAACTACATGTTGACGATTTACTTCCATATTGTCAGATATCCGCCCAAATTGATCAGCTAGTAATACGTTCGTTAACACACGGTATCCCTGATGTATATCAGGAAACATATTTACAGCTGTTTCTACAAGGCGGCTAATCTTATCAGTTTTTGACGTACCATAAGGTAAATGATGTTCAATCATCCAGCTTATCTTCCAGAAATCAGCCGTGGTAATTCCTACCCGTATTAATAAATCAGTATTTTGCACAGCCCAGTCTTCCCATAGACGAGCAGATATTTGCTCATGCCCTGGATAAGAGAAATATACCCCACGTTCTTCGTTATGTCGTTCAGTACGTGCCGCTGGTTTACCTACGTCATGAAACAACGCAGCAAAATAACCACACCAATCCCCAATAGTCCATTGATCAGAATTGACAAACTTAATATATTCTTTAATTACCATTTCGGTATGAACTAACACGTTATCTTCTCTATGCCATAGAGAATTTTCTACCGTATCACGCATTGCAGTAAATAACGGATTATGCAATACGGTTGCGTGAAATAATTCAATAGTGTTAATAGTGTTAATAGGGGTGTGCATGTCATTATACCGAGTAATTGTTAATAGTTATTATTATACATTAAAATATATTTTAGTCAACCTGTTGACTTTTTATATGACCCTAGAGATAATAGTTTTTGTCACAAAGGTTAAGGATAGAACCCTATATTATTATAATAGTCTTAATAGTTATAACTATTGGGATGGCACAACGGCACAACTCTACGCAAATGGATCAAAAGAGTTTGGATCATTGGGATCTGTGAATCCACCAGCTCCTCCATATCCTCCAGCACTATCGCCCATTGACATTGCTAAGCCAACATCACTTTCATCATATTCACCAAAATACTCCTCTTCGCTAACTGAATATAGCGTATCATAAGCATCTTGTTCGTATGTAGATATCTCTTCAAGTAATCGAAGAACTATGAGAACCGCTGATATTGAGTCATCAGTTGAACCAATCTGAGCTTCATAACTTCCATTCTTACGAGCATAGTTTTTCATCTCACCTAATAAAGACTTAGATCTGATACCCAATTTACTACGTTCTACTAATTGTTTGAAGTTTAAGCAAGCCCGAATTTTAGATTTCCCTGTTGTAGTCATTCCTAATCTACCTTTACCTTCTTCTGAAACAAATTCCCCTACATGAGGAGGATTTTCGTCAGCTTGGTATAGTGATATTATACCTTCACCTACACCATTATTTTCAACAGAGAAGTACACATTAGATCCTGCCATACTAGCCTTTTTCAGTATCCAAACTAGTGTTAAGTATAATACAGGGGATGATGTGGTGTTTGACCTAAACTCTGCAACTTGCTGCAAATCAGGAAATGAGAATACCTCAATCGAACTAAAGTCATTACCACTACCTGTAGCTGGGTCTACACCGATTAAGTACGTTTTTCCTTTTTCGAAGTTGCACCACCAATTAATACCTCGGGCATCAGGCTCCGTCATATTTACCTGATCGTTTAATGTATGTAGAAGTATCGAACTAATCAATAATGCATCCGAAGATAAGAAGATGCAATTATGACATAATAACCCATTTGCGAAGTAGGTGTGTGTCTCGGTATTTATTATATCATATGTTGTCTCTTCGCCTACATATGATATGGATGTAATGGTTTTGTTTGGTATACCTATCAAAACCAACCCTATCATCAACTCCTTTGTTCGTATCTCACGTCCATCTTCTGTAAAAAATACATGATTATTTGAAGCATCTATGTCCGTACCATCATCGAATAATACTTTCCATATGTGTTTTATACCCTGATCGGAGATCCCTTGAAAGTCTACATATCCCTCTTGGGTTTGTACTTTCCAACCTCGGTTATTAACTGCCATTTGGTTCATATTTTTTGCCCTTTATCCGATTTTCTGTCATCGACAGCATTTGTAAATTATCAACGGATGCAATCAGTTCTACAGGAATACCATTTCGAAACCCATAAAACAGCGGCACGATTAATACATCCATCTATTCATTTACACCAAACTATCATTATTTTCTAATTTATAATATAACTCTTTCATTGTTAACATTTTTTTGTTACCAAATTCATCCATTATGGTCACAAAAGTATATCCGGGGCAGCACTCATATTCCTGTTGCCATTTCTCTTCACCAATTTTTGCAATTTCAGCCCGTTTGAATGATTCGTCACGACCAGGTGGTTCATCCCATTTAACCCACGTAGATTTAAAATCACTAATACCTAATTCCGCACTTCTCCACAATTGGGCGAATAAATTAGAGTCTCCATTTGGTGTAGATGCAATAATACACGATCCACCCGTAGCCAATGTTGGTGATATCGATGTCCAAAATTCTTCTTGTATACCAGGTCTAACAAAAGCAAACTCGTCGCAAAATAGTAAAGATATTGACATACCACGACCGGAGTTTTCTGATGTTGCAGCTGATACAATACGACTCATGTTATCAAAACCAACACCGTGTTTATTCCAACCGTCATCTGCAACACCTGGTTTGAGCCACGCTGGCAAATATTCATACGCATATCTAATACGCGAAATCATTTCCATTGCGTTAGAATTTTTATTTGCTGCTATGAGGACAGTTTTATCTTCATTAAAAATAGCATACCACAATAAGAATGCTGCTGATGTGGTAGATTTACCAGTCTGTCTGGCGGATAGTACGATATTGTATCGGTTGTGTTGATAATTATAGATTAACGTTCGTTGATAATCATACAATTCAAATTTGATAGCCCCTTTTATAGGGTGTTGAATCATCACATAGGTTTCGATGAAATATACCGGATCTTGTGAACATTTGAGTAATTCTCTTACCTGTTCGGGGGTATATTCCATTTCTTCATGGGCACGCTTGATGCGTGGATTTCTAACCGCCATAGTATTACTCCTTGTTCAATGCGGTTATTTATACTACATATTTTTTGTCATACCTTTAGTTGCTCTGTTCCTTAATCATTTTTAATAATACATTACGATCCATAATCAAGTTGTTATTGACTGTCTTTGGCCCATCAACCTTCCTCATTTTGTCTTTATGTTGTTTGGAATTGGATTTAGCACTCACTGCTGCCAACGCTGTACTTAGAAATGCATTGGCTACTTCCATATTACGGGCACTGAATTTTGGATCATTAGTAAGTAACAACCCAGCCTGATCCGCAAATGCAGTCATAGCAGCATCGTATACAGCTTGGAGCTGATTATCAATTTCAGTATCCTTAGTATCATAATCATCAGGTGCAATAATTTCCGTAGTTTGAAATTCTTCTCGGGTAATAATTGTTGTACCAGGCTCGATATCAAAAATATTCTCCATGGGGTGTTCTATGCAATCTTCTGATGAAATGATTTTCATTTTTTGTTATCCTCAATGAATATGGTAAGTGTGCTTATTTATACACTTTAATCAACACATATACCAAAGGCTCAAACTTATCTACATCTGTGTAAGGAACTCATAACATTGTTTTATGAGGCACAAACAGGATATACATACGGTGGTTTTACTTAAACAATTGGTGTTCAGTGATAATACGGAATGTCCATCCTCGTTGTTCAGCAAATTGTTTAGCACTTTCCCATTTTGATTGGTTGATAGCATATGTTATATTTTCATATAATCTAGTATTGGAATTTCGTGATTTAGATGGTGTAGTTTGTGCCGCCGGCTTAATCTCAACTAACTCGGTTTTAATTTCGCCCTTACATGTCTTATACTTAATATAGTAATCTACATAGTATTTGTGTATTTTCCCATCAGTGGGTTTAATATATGGTATAGCAATCTCCTCACTAGCCCACTCCAATATATTTGGGTTATTATCCAGAAATATGTTAAATCGAAATTCCCATGAAGACATATATCGTATTTTTGTGATATCACCATTGTATTTTTCAGGGTGTTTTGGTGTGTATAACCCTTGTTTAAAATTAGCCATTAGTGTTTGAATATACTTGGTAGTGTTCCAGTCACCACTGAATTCCCTCCAGTTGTAGTCGGTATAGTTTTATAATCCGTCAGTTGTGTACCAGACACAGTAGTAGGTATTAACTGAGTAGATGGTGATGGAACCCCAGTAATTGATACTGGATTAGGGGTAAATGTACTAGTTGTATTGCTAGAGGATTCGCCATGCGATTCATTATCTTTATGTTGTACCTCGCCGTTTGCATTTAATCCCTCTAGATGCGTATTCAGAGTTACATCTTCGTATATGTCTGGCACTTTCCCTTTAGCAGATACACCAGTATCTATAAACACTGTATCATAAGCTAACTGTAACGTAATACTGCTCAATCCAGCATCTTCCATTGATAATGCATCTAGAGACATTTGCATCACTTTGGGGTTTTTGAATTCATATATATTCATAAATTTACCATAATCATATACATGATACAAATTAATAGAACTTAAAATAGTCATCGAATCTTCGGTGCTAGATGTACCTTGAGGAGTTTGTAATGTACCAAATGAGCCTGCATAGTTATTAGTTGCTAATGTACCATGATGGCCTGTAAGATCATATTGCATACTAATTTGTTGGTAGGACAGTGGGTCAGTGGATCCCTGTACGTTGGCAATCGGACTAACTGCTCGTAAGTATGATGCGAAAAAATTCATCGATTTATTGTGGATATCATCATGAATTTGTATTGTTATGGGTTCATATGTGGTAGACTTTGGTATTTTTGTACGGTATCCATACATATTGACGTCATCATGCTGAATGGATATATTGGGTCTATCAAATTGTTTAATCAGAAATGCAAAATCGTTTTTGAATTCCTTTCCCGACATACCACCATTAAATTTGAACTCAACCACATACAAAAATTTGTATTTTGGGGCATGTAGAAATAAATCATCAGCATAAGCCTTAACCGGTTTAATTTTTTCTGCCTGACCATTAGCACCAGTCGTTGAACCAGATACACTAGCTCCATATACACTAGCTATTGAACCAGTCCCCTGTAATTGTGATACATTAACCAAGCTCCCTAACGATAGCATCTGACTAGCGGTTGCGTTGTTGTTTAATGCAGCAGCCTTGGTCACATCTAATGATGATAGTGAATTAACACTCTTTTGTGTTACATCCCCACTCAAAATACCTTGAAATATTTTATTAGCGGCATCTACTCCAGCACTAACAATGGCACCGCTAATATTACTTAATTCTGGTAATGAACTCGCTGGAATACCCAACGCGCTTAATATTTGTTGACTGCCTTTACTAACAAATCTAGACAATCCTGATTGTATCGAATTATTGTATTTTCCGGTTACAGCATGCACTCCTCTGCTAACAATACCATGAACCTGCCTATCAACAGAGTTGCTTATCGTGCTTTGAGCGCCTTGTGCAGCACTTCCAAATAAATCTTCTAGCGACATATAACCACTCCCATTAATTGCATGTATTTAATATTTATATTTATGTTTACTCTGGTCAAACAAAAAGGCCATGAAGGCCCCTTTGTTTGATGGATACTGTATACTTGTATTTTATTAAACACTACCACCAGATGTTGCATAACCATTACCATTATCACCAGGACGTCCACCACCATATGGGTGAATAACTTGTCGAGCGTGATCAAATCTGATTGATATATTAATTTTCATAGATTCGTTGTCAGCATATGCCATTTCATTCCAGTTTGTTTGCTTTAACCAACAACCTTCTAGAGTCCATGTCTCGAGTGGCTGTGTATTACCATCCAAAGTCTCAATGATTGTCTGGAATTTATACACAGCACCATTTCCAGCTGTAGCTAAATATAGCTGAGCAGCAGGATCGCTACCAATCAACCATTGTTGCTTTTGTAGTTGTTGTTGTATAATTGTTGCTGCTTGTCCTGTAATATCATCTTCGAATACTATAGCACATTCTTCCCAGTTGTGTTTACCAGCAACCCAAGCCCTTGAGTTATAACGATGCAATTCAACTTCTTCGAAGGAGAGACTAGGCCGCGCAACTTGTATAGCTTGGATGGATAATCCTTGACTAGCAGGAACATATCCGATGCTATTGAACATCACCCGATATTTGTTTTTTAGTTTTGGTTGTAATATTCCGGTTCCAATATCCGGTATTCCAAAGTCGTTAATTGTCGCCATGTTATATATACTCCTATATAATAATAATATATTGTGTTCGTTTGAAGTATTTATGGAAGGTTTGTAAAAATGAATGAAAAATTGAAATCGCTAATAGATCGAAGTAATACACTTAAAAAGTGTGGTAAGTTAAAAACACATCCCGGATACCCAGAACTGTTGGAATTGACACAGTTTCTCCCTTTAACAGCTTTTGTTTCTACCAGGATATGGCATGTAACCAATAATATACTATATATTCCATTATGTAAAATGTGCACCAACCAAACCAAATGGCGCAAGGAGACAAATACATATAACATATATTGTGGTTCCAAGTGTGCACATTCTGATGCCTCTGTAATAGAGAAAACCAAAAAAACTAATCAAGCAAAATATGGAGCCGATACTGCAATGCAGAATGTAGATATTCGGGAAAGAATTATTCAATTGTGGGTGGATAATATGGGTGTTGATAACCCATCTAAATCTACCACCGTTAAATATAAAAAACAAAACACCAGCCAACTAACTTATGGGGTGCCACACTCTTTGAGTAGCCCTATTGTTATTAGAGCTAGACAACAAAGCAATTTGTTAAAATATGGACATACGAATGTATTAGCGTCTACCTACGGCAAGGAAACATCTCATAAATCCATGCTAGATAGATATGGAAAATCCTATCCTAATCAACAACATATTAGTGATGACACGTTCGCGTTACTTAATAACAAAGATTGGTTATACGATCAACATTATGTATTACAAAAAACGCTTACTACAATCGCATCTGATATCGGGGTAGATGGAGTTACTGTCAGTAAATATTTACATAACCATGGACTGATAACCAAATATCACCAATGTTCAACTGGGGAACGAGCTGTGGGGGATTTTATTGAACAGTTAGGGGTAAATATCACCCGTAATGATAGGAGTATTATACCTCCATTGGAAATTGATATTTTTATACCTGAACATAATTTAGCTATTGAATATTGTGGATTGTATTGGCACAGTGATCAATTGGGAAAACACAAAAACTATCACAAATCTAAATACGAAGAGTGCAAAAAAAGAGGTATTCATCTATTGACTATATTTGAGGATGAATGGCTACAAAAGACTGAAATATTTCATAAAAAGATAGTATATCTCTTGAACAAATCACCAAACCGGGTATATGCCAGGCACTGTGACATTCAAACATTAACTGCTAATCAGAAGCGCTTGTTTCTGCAAGAAAATCATATTCAGGGCAATGGTGCAGGGTCAATTAATTATGGATTAATATATGATGGTATAATAGTAGCTTGTATAACATTCCAACAAACATCACCTGGAGTCTATCTATTGAATAGATATGCAACATCGGTTAATGTAGTTGGTGGATTTAGTAAATTATTGAACCACTTCAAAAGAAATATAAAATGGACTAAAATTACAACATTTGCAGATCAGCGATTTAGTAATGGAGATTTATATAATATTAATGGTTTTACTTGTGATAAAATAATTCCACCAGATTACTATTATTCCCCTGATGGGATAAACAGATTCCATAAATCAAATTACCGCCGAAAGAATTTACCACATTTATTAAAACAGTTTGACCCAGCATTAAGTGAAGTAGAAAATTGTTTGAATAATAATATATTAAGAATATGGGATTGTGGAAAACTTCGTTATGTATTAACTAATTATACATAACCCATAGTTCTGTATATGTTACATACTATTAAGACAAATAGTTGGATAACTTCTAGACAAAAAAATCCTCGCTAAGCGAGGATTTTCAATGAGTCTAAAAATAGTATGGATTACTAACCCATAGAAGCGCCGGTTGATAATATACGAATAGGAACATATATAAATTCCACAGCTTTCGTTGGTTTAAGAGCTATATCAAGGTACAATTCATTACGATCGATTCTATCTGGAGTGTTGTTAGAATCATCACAGATGGTCGCGAAGTCATACAGACCACGCTTGTGCATAATACCACCCAGATAACTATCAACAACAGCTTTCAAGTTATTTCGTGTTAATTGGTCATTCGGCTCAAATAAGAAGCTAACAACATTTTTACGAATTTGACGTTTAATCATTTTAATCAAACGGGATACGTTAACACGATCCATTGCACTTGCGTCCATAGCAGATGTTTTTTGACCCATAACAACAATACCACGCCCTGGCAAATTAGCAATCGGGTTAAGGTTCGTTGTATACTTGTACATATTATCTTTCTGACCAATTGTCAACGGCGCAGGAACAAAAGTAGTTGCTGTTCCTAGTGTGCCAGTAATATAACCCATCTGAGACATTCCAGTCACAACACCACGACGGGTACCAGCAGGTGCCCAAAATACATCAGCCTGATTATCGCTGTATACATAGGTTCGTAATGCAACGCCACTAGCTGCAACTACTATATTTTCGCCAGTGAATGGATGAGGTGTTAATCCGTGTGGATAGTAATATGCAACATGCTCACTATGTATGCGGGTGCTTGTACTAGAATCAGCCCATTCAACTACTTGATCAGGGTCAAGATTCATTGGTGTATCTCCAATTACCAAGGCTTCTTCCATAATATCAACACTTAAAACATTAAGCTCATTTACTAACTCATGATATCCAGGACATACTATCAGGTTGTATTCAAAGTTTTCAGCTCTAACTGATTGGTTGCTTCCAACAGTAGCTTGTAATGCAGTTGTAATAGCTAATCTACGAGCAGCATCATTAGCACCAAGACTTGTGATATTTAGAAATTCAACCGTGTATCGGAAATCTGTAGCTGCATCAACTAGCAATTGAGCTGCTTCAGCTGGAGTCCACTCAGTTGCTACTACAGAACCCATACTAGTGCTAACCCACTCAGCAGTCATACCAGCAATACCGATAAACGAACCTGATGATGGTTGATCATATCCATTTGCATACACAAGTTGTGGAATTGCAGTAAAATCATACTCAAACCAATTATTAGTAATTATGCCTGAGTTATCACGAACAACTATTCTAGCAAATGAATACATATCATATACCATCTGCATTGCTGTATTGACATCCGATTTTAATTCAGAGTCTGTCACCGTTACTTTATACAATGGATTGCTTGGAATGTATTGATTTGCTGTATTGTATTCTGCAATTCGATTTGCAGTAATTTGCTCTACCAATGCTCCAGCCCCTGAAATAGCATCGATAGTTTTGCGATTCCATAAAGCTAGGATACTATTACGGTCATCATCCAAATTCACATTCGCTCTAACAACAAATGCCCGATTACCAATACCCAAAAATTCAAACATTGCCGCAAGACCATACTCATTTCGAGCATCACCATGTTGTGGGTTACCTTGATAATCTTTCCAGAAAATCGGCGACCCATAAAGACTATACAACTGATTCGCTGATGTGATCGTACGGATTACATCATGTTCGGTAGTTCCTTCATAAGGAAGCCCAGTTGTGATGTTTATTTTTTCGTCAGCTGTTGCAATAAAAAATAGTGGTACGGTGGTTGCGCTGGCTGGAATAAAAAATGATTCGTCAGTGACCGTAACACTAACTCCGGGGGATACCAATGTAGCCATGAATATTACTCCTTTAATAGGTTGACTTAATTATAAAGTATTTATAACAAAGTGTTTATTTTAGTTAATAATTATGGTGTTTTACAAAAACCACAAAATTAACTAACTTCACCGAGTCAACTTTTAGTAAATATCTGTAGATAATATCAATAATTACACCAATGGTAACAATAATAGAAATCCAATCTGTTGTAGTTTCATGCTTTATTATTTTTATTGTTGTTTTGTGGTTATATTATAACTATATCAATACGCTTACATAAATATAAGTAAAGAAATTATTAGGAGAGTACGATGCTTGCAGATGGCTTATCATTATCGAACACTAGGTCACTATTGAATTTGAATATAGAGTTGGGACCCACATTTCCAACAACCCCAAACCAAGGTAGGGTTTTTTATCTTAATGCAGCATCTGGGTCACTGGCTATAGGGTTATATGTATTCGATGGTACAGCATGGCAATCAGGTGATATTACTAGTGTCATCGCTGGAAATGGATTACTGGGTGGTGGTACCATAGGTGATATTACACTATCACTCGATCCTTCTGTCGTATCGACTGTATCATCATTAAATGCAGAAATTACTAGAGCAGAAGCTGCTGAAACCACATTAACAACTAATTTAGCAGCAGAAGTAACAAATAGAATTGCTGCAGATGCATTAAAAGTTAATATAGCTGGTGATACTATGACTGGGTTATTGGTATTATCCGGCGATCCTACACTAGCTTTAGGCGCAGCTACTAAACAGTATGTTGACTCTACGGAAGCAACAATAGTAACTAGCATATCTAATGAAGCCACGGCGCGAACAGCAGCCGACGCATTAAAAGTTAACAAAGCTGGTGATTCGATGACCGGCAACTTAGTAATGGGTGGCTCACAAATACAAAGTGTCGGTTCTCCTGTTAATGCGACAGACGTAGCAACAAAAAATTATGTTGATTCATTAGTATCTGGTTTGAGTTGGTTAAGTCCAGTTGATGCAGTATTAGCGAATCATACTACATTCGCATCTCCGGTTAGTGGAACCAGAGTATTAGATACAACTGACACCAAAATATATACATACTCCGGGACAGCATACGATTCAGGTTATACTCCCGTAGATGGCAATGCAGTTTTTAATAAAGCTGACGAAACAGGTTATGTGTTTTCTGGTCTTACTTGGGTACAATTCACCGGTACCGGTCAAATAACAGCAGGTATTGGTCTATCTAAAACCGGCAACCAGATTGACGTCAATTTAGGTGCAGGTATTGCTCAATTACCGACTGATGAAGTTGGTGTTGATGTTTATGTGACTGGTGGTTTGATGAATACTGTAGATGGAGTTAATTCATCTACGATAACAAATGCTCAACTTTCGTTGACTAATTTAGGCACAGCTGGAACTTATAAATCAGTAACCACAGATATTTACGGTAGAATAACTGCCGGTACAAATCCAACAACTTTGGCTGGTTATGGCATCACTGATGCACAATCTGTGTTGGGTTATACTCCAGTAAACAAAGCTGGTGATACTATGACTGGTAACCTTACCGGTACCGCATTTAGAGCCGCTCAAGGTATCCCGAATAATGCTGATTCATCCACTGTAGGTTATGCCTTTGGTGCCGATGGAGACACTGGTCTATTTAGTCCTATAGTCACAGCTGGTTCTACTAACGGCGTAGCAAGTATATTTACTAACAACGTTGAGCGACTACATATTGACGTCAATGGTATAGATGTAAAGAATAATAAGATATTAAACGTCGCAACGCCTGTTAGTTCAACCGATGGCGTAAATAAATCATATGTTGATACTGCGACTGCTGCCATAACGTTAGGTTATACTCCAGTGAATAAAGCTGGTGATACAATGACTGGTGCTCTTACTAACAACGTTGGTTTTTACAGTCCTTTGATAGAACTTGGGATAACTACTGCTACATCTACACCATTCGTTGATTTCCACTCATCTGGTAATAACATAGATTACGACTCACGAATAATAGCTAATGGTGGTAATACTTCTATTGGACAAGGATCATTAACTTATAATGCTGCGGGTGGACATACTTTCAGCGGTTCGATGACTGTAAATGGGACAACTTCATCTACTGCCGATATTACTCTTTATAACTCTGGTACAAATGGCACAAATTTGAAATTAACTGGTGATGGAGCAACTACACCTAGCAAAACAATACGAGTTCATTCTGGCACACTAGAAGTTATCAACAGCGCGTATACCACATCGTTATTAACTTTAACCGATGCTGGTAATTTGAGTATAGCAGGAACTTATAGTGGTAATGGATCTTCATTAACTAGTTTAACTGCCGCTAATCTAACGGGAACTATTTCGTCTACTGTGTTAGGTAATAGTACTCTATATATAGGTACTACAGCAATAGCTTTAAATAGAGCTAGTGCAACACAGACACTAACCGGTGTTAATTTAGACACTACTACATTATCTGGCACATTAGAAACTACTGGTGCAGTTATAATAGACTCTAATGATTTCCGCTTTAAGCCTGGTACTGCTGGAACTACCGGTATAAGCGTTATAGCTAGAAACGACGGTACTAATTTTTACTTTATGACTACAGCAAACAATGATGCGCTGGGCACATGGAATACATTAAGACCATTCACGATTAATATCACAACAGGTTTGGTAACTCTTGGCTCTGCATCAGGTGTAACTACTGCAAGTACCGATGTTAGCACTTCACTAGCAACTACAGCATTTGTTGCCACGGCTACATCAGCAAATGCTACAAAATGGGCTGGCGCTAATAAGACTGTTTCAACTGCTGCGCCTTCCGGTGGTGTTGATGGTGATATCTGGATTGTTCGCGTGCCTTAATTTAAAGAATAGGAGATAGACAATGAGCAATATTTTAACATGGGTAAATTCTACAGGGTATATGGACAATGGTGTTGTCAAAGGTACCTTGGCAGTAAAACCTAGTTTTACTTTCGTATATAATTCTTTGTATTACGAACCGGATGATAACAATTTATTTTATTTTGTTGGTAATACTAAGAATTTGTTATCAGTATCTGAACTAGCAGAAGTTACAAATTATCTGACATTAAGTACTGGCGCCGATCTTTTAGTGCAAGGTGTCGACGCCGCCGGTAATTATATCGGCTTTAAAGCTAAAAGTCAAGTAGCAGTAGTTGTGATTATGCCACCACCAAATGATGATCCTTGGCTTTGGGATTTTAATACTAATATGTATGTTGCTGTTCCTAAACCTGATGTTAGAACCTTAGCGCAAAAGCAGGATGATATGTGGGCGCTAATAAAATCAAGAAGAGATGCTATTTCAAATGGGGGTGTATTAGTAGGAACTTATTGGTTTAATACTGATGCTGATAGTAGAATTAGATATTTAGGATTAAAAGATAAAGCTAGAGATATATTGTCGGCAGGCGGAACAATGACAGATACCATTACGGTATTGGGTAATCCGGTACAATGGAAAACAATGGATAACACCTTTGCTGCCATTACTGCTCAATTGACATTTGATATAGTTACTAACATTAGTAATTTTGATACTACTAATTTTTCAGTTGCTGAAACTCATAAAGCTGCTATGATTGCGGCAGCTGATCCATTATCGTATGATTTTTCTACCAACTGGCCTGCTACTTTTACTCCAGCTAGTTGGTAGA